CTTAACACAGCTTGGGTCATACTGTCTACATAGTCATCATATTGACCATTAGGAAATGCAGCACATTCCTCAATAACCTCCTGTGCCCAGTGTTCGTCAAGAGGTGCAAAAACCATGCCTGACTCAAATACAGGAGCACAACTATTTATACGTGTATGCTTATCTCTACCTCTTGCAGGTACAAAATCTACAACTGGTATACCTGCTCTACGTAATTCTTGTATTAATGGCTGACCACTTGCTTTAGCCTCAACGATAACTGTTTCAGGTTCCCAATAATGATATTTTTCTATAGCTAGATTTTTTAAATCAGGAAAATCATATCTGCCTTTTTCAGCATCTAAAAGTATAATACATTTCTCATATCCTTGATTAGGTTCAAATATTCCCCAAGTAGTAATCGCTGAGTAATCAGCAGTTTCTTTTTTAGAGAATGCTGTATCGTAAGATTGTATTACGTGTAGTAGTTTTGGTAATTGTTCCCCTTCCCAATGTTGCCACCAATCTCTTTTGATGATTGCACCTTCTTCCGAAGTTGGGTCCTGCATGTATTGTGCATTCCAGTTCTTAGTTGAGATAGAAGCTTTTACTGCTTCTAGATCTTCTTTATTCCAATACTCTGGCCAAACAGGTTCATCGTTAGGAAGTATGGCAGGAAATTCTATAACTTTCCATTTATCGGCTTTAGGTTCAGATTGTGATTTGATGAGCCTTCCTGTTAAATCATCGGTAGCCCATCTTGTCATTACAACACAAATTCTACCTCCTGGTTGTAAACGTTGTCTGGGTCCTGAATTATACCATTCGTATGCACGATCCATTGCTGAGTCAGACATTGAATCTTGTTCAGTATGTGGATCGTCAATAATAAGCAAATCGGCCCCTCGTCCCGTTATCGAACCGCCTACACCCGCTGCGAAGTACTCACCACCGTGATTGGTTTCCCACCTACCTTTTGCTTTACTATCTTCTCTCAGTGTAACATCTCCAAAAATTTGTTTATACTCCCTACTGTTCATTAAATTTCTAACTTTGCTACCGAACCTTGAAGCAAGTTCAGCGTTGTGTGATACCTGCATAATTTTCATCTTAGGATTCCTACCAATCATCCATGCCGGAAAAAGGTAAGATGCAAATTCTGATTTTGTATGTCTAGGGGGCATATTGATGATGAGCCTCTTTTCATCACCAAAACCTATGTCCTGAAAAGCATTAGCTATTATTTGATGATGCCCGTAGCTCTTTGGGTCCTTTGTCTTACGATAAATAAAATCTTGCCAAACTGCAGTTGCAAAAATTAAAAAATCATCCTGGCATAACTTGATCCACTCTAACTGCTTTTTAAAAATCAAGTCTTTTAATTCTTCTTCTGATAGATGCTCTATATTCATACCGTTTGGGACCCTAGTATATTTGTATATCCTACTTTGTAAACCTCTTTGTCGGTTTTGCACTAGCCCTAGAGCGCGAATTTCTGATGGTAATTAACTGTTTCGGTTTGATAGATTAGTTGAGCCTTGTGTAGCGTAGATACACCAATGGCGCGAACGCGCCATTGGTTTCATAATTAATTATTCTTTAGTATGTAATGCCTGTACCAATGTACTAAATTTCTTTAATACATTATCCTTGAACTCGTCAATGATTGGATTGCCTACATTCTCTAATATATGTTTTTCACATTCACCCATTAACAGTTGAAACATGATCTCATAGTTGAGTTGTTTCTTCTCACCATTATCAATAACCATATCTGATAATGACGTGGGAGTATTAGAGTTTAACTTCTCACTTAATACATTAGCAATATTAATCAAATCATTATTGGGCATTGTTATCCCCTATTGCTTTGTACTCTGAATATTCTAATTCAGTAGTGAACTTGTTATACAAATCGTTGTGAGCCATTTTAAAGTTTGCTGTCTCAAACTTTTTTCTCTTACGATTTATTTTTTGTAATCCAAAACTGTTGCCATTGTCATCTTGTACAATGATTAAGTTTTGTTTTGTACGCTCAAAGCAATCAACAATGTTTTGTTTCATTGTATCTAACTCTTTACTTAGTCTATTTGCTTTTAGCTTTAGTTGAACATAAGATAGAACGATTTTTTTTTCTTCTACCTTTAGTCTTTTTTGTGCTTGTGTCATAAGACCTCTTTGTTAAGTTATACAATTCTTATGAATTGCCCTATCCTTTTATATCTTATGCAATCCCATTACAAGCATTAATTTAACTTTTTTTTATCCTTTTTATTAAGTCTATCATTAATATTAATAACATTTGGTTCTACCTCTAGTTGTATTGGTTTTTGTTTTCCAAAAAGTTTTTCTAGTCCCTGCACCATTTCCCTCATCTGCTGGGTTGCCAACTCTTGATGAATACGAGCGCGACGCTCACGCTTAGCCTTAACGAGCGAGGCGACATTGGTCGCCTCGTCTTTATTCTTCTTACCACCAACACTCATAGAACACCTCAAATCCTTCGTTAAGATATTTCTTTGCGTCAGCGACAAACTTTAAATCAGTTGCCTTCATATCTTCCTGCTCACCTTCCCAAGTGTAGCTGTCTTGCCCATAAAAAAACCCACCTGTCTCTGGCAACGTTCGAGATCGTATTGCCTCTTCTAAGTTGTCTAAATCTTCGCGAGATAGATAGAGAGGAACGCAATTAAAATCGTTCCATTCTTTTTTTAAACTATCAGGGTTTTGTTTATCATATATCTCCTGCATAAATCCCTGAAGTCGGTTATGCTTTCGCCAATCGGCAAACTGTATTGGTTCTCTTTCAGTTCCCTGTAACTTGTCTCTATTTGTTTTCTGGTCTATCCTTTCGCCCTTATGTCGGAAGGCATACATATCTAGTCCCATTATAACTCCTTTGTTAAAGTTTAACCCTCGTCTTATCAAATCCCATTAATCAATGCAACAACTTTCTTTTAGAATCATTCTAAACTAGAACAACTCTTATTCACGCTAGGAAGCTGGAGATCCGTGCCAGTCATCTGGTGCTGGAGATCCCTGCCAGTTGTTAGTCAAACGAGCGAGAATCTAGAACACTGAGGCGAGGGCGAGAATTAGGATACCAGTGGTAAACAACATAGCGTCTGGGAATAGTATTAGTAACAACAGATATATAGTTAGGAGTACCATCAGCGTGCTCCCCGTGCTGTCACCAGCAGCAGGAAGCGGTGCCAGCTGTCCTCTAAACGAGACGAGAACATTAGTTGTTCTCCTCAACGACACTGGCCTTCCAAGAGTAACCGTTAGCAATGCAGCGTGATCCAGGGCCACCGGTAAGTGCGTATACTTTGCCTGGTTCAGGTTTGTCCGCAGCACGAGCTGCGGCACCATCATCCTCCTCTTCTGCTTCTTGTATATCATGGTCGATGATTTCGTAATTAAGTTCTGACTTGAGTGTTTCTGGTATGATCACATCTGTAACCACGCCGGCCTTCACATGTATCTTGATTGTCTTCATTTTCTCTCCTTTGTTAATTTGGGTGGACCAATCGTGCACTAGAATGCCCACCCGCAGCTCTTACATAAGATATGATGGGATAGATGTCAAGCTCTATTTTATGCTGGCGCAGCAGGTTGTCAGTGTATCCCTGCTACGCAGGCGTATTATATCTTTTCTAATCGAGCTTTGAAAGACCATTTCTTTTCTTCGGGTAGTTCCCTTACAGCATCAGCTACCAGTTGCCGTAGCAACTTATTCTGCTGCGTGAGCTCCCCAACTCTACTTTGGTGTAAACGAGATTTGTTCTCGCCTCGAACGAGATCCAGTGCTTCGAAATCAACTGCCATTTGTTCTCCTTTGTTTACCAACGATACGACATCGTGGGACAACTGTCAACACGAAGTGTACTGGCTGCGCTGCCTTTCCCAGCCCCCCGTAACTAACAAAGAGTGAAAAAAAACGAGGGGCAGGGAACGACAACGAGCTTCCATCTGGAGAAGGATGCCAGATCCAGCTGCAGGACGGGCCCATTCGGTGTCCCTTGAACGAGAACGAGCGAGGTTTGTCAACGAGAACGAGATCACGCAGCAGCTCCCAGCTCCGTCTGCAGGTCCCGCTGGATGGTTGGCCATTGTAACGGGAACGAGAACGAGGCAAACGAGACGAGGGTGCGAGGATCAGTGAAACTGGACACCGGTCTGTACAGTTTAAGAGACCTCTTCGAGAGGGTCTCTTTCAAGATAATTACCTTACCGCCAGCCTTGATATATTTATTAATCCACACTATTTGCCACTTATTAAGTTTAGGATAATTAAACTCATCAGATTTAAGTTCAATCCAAAAAACATGATCATGATTAGCTGCATGAATATCAGGAATACCATTGATTGTACTAGATTCTATGCGTGTTAAATAAAAGTTAGTTAAGTTGTTTTTAACTTTTTGCCATAGTCTAGATTCTTGTGCTTTTACTGTCATTAATTAACTTAATTTTTTAATATCCTTAATTACTGAGTTAGGAATAATAGTAGTGTTACCAATACTTTCAATATCAATACCATTATCAGCAAATGAGTAATCACCAAACAATCTTGTAACACCTTTTGATTGGCTAAACAAATGTCCTTTAGTAATACATGTAGCTAGTTTTGCTTTCTTAACCTCATCAAAAGTAGACCATGAGCTGTTAGATACGATATCGTACCATTCAACAGCAACCATAGGAAATTTATCGATTTGGTTTTTTATTTTTTTTGGTACGGCTATTTTTTTTCTCATGTATATTTACCTCTACAATACCTACAGAAGTGAACATCGTAGGATTGTGCACTTTGTTAAACTCCTTAATCCACACAGACCAGCTAGCTCTTTTCAGAAATAACTGTCGCTTCAGACTCAATGGTTTTTGCATTATGACCATCGATTTTTTCTGAGAGTTCTTTAAGTTTACTTTCAAGTTCCTCACGTGACATTCCCTCCAAACCAGTTACTCGTACTTCTTTTCGATCTATGAAAGCTCCTGCTAATTGACCTGATCTATACTCTGCATTTATGGCAGCAGCAAACTGATCTTTTTTTTCAGCTTTATCAGATAATCTTTCAAATCTTTTGTAACGTCTTAGGTTGTCACTCTCGTATTTTTTTACTTCTTGTTCAAATCTCTTGTCGTAATATTTTGCAACATGAGGATTAATTCTTCTGTTTAAGAGTTGTGATGCAGTTGACCTAGCACTATTTATATCCTTACATTCATAGCCTGCACGTTTTAATGCTTCAGCCTGAGTTATCTGACCATGATCTTGCACCATTATCTCAACAAACATTTTTTGTTTTGGAGTGAGATCTTTATCAGTTCTCAATTCTTTTTTTCTTAAACCACCCATTATTTTAATTTAGTTAGGTTTCGTATTGTCATCAATTTTTTACGTCTAATTAAAAAATTTGATTCATCTTTTTTGAAAGCCCTATGTTGGTCACTGAGTCTATTTCTAAGTACATATCTAATACCTGATTTAACGTCCTCCTTTGCAACTTTTCTTGATACCTTACTTTTTTTAACTATCTCTTGAGTTTTATTACCAGTCTTAAAGTATTTTTTAGCAGCCGATTTTATGCCCTTAGTAAGTAAACCACCTAATAATAATTTTTTCTTATCAATAACTTTACCAAGTGCTTTTGCTTGACCTGCATGTGCTGCAGATGCTTTTTCTAATTTTGTTTTTACTTTTTTAACTATATTCATTCCACCTTTACTTCTTTTTTTACTTAAAAACATTTTTTTGTATAAATTTTTTGCTGACTCAGCCATTTCTTTTTTCATAAGTCTTCTTTGTTTATACGTAAGTGGTTGTATCTGTAGTGTTTTACCTTTTTTATCAGATGCAAATGCTTTTCCATAAATAATTGGTTTTCTAAGTTTCTTCTTAACTCTTCTACCTTTTTCAATTCCTACAATCAATCTTCTTTTTAATCCTGGTTTAGCTTTAAACTCAGCAGCTCCAGTAAATTTAGTTCCTCTTATCTTTCTTTTAAAATCTGCTTTCTTCAAAGACATAGGAATAACAGGAGGAGCTGTGTTCGGATCCCTTTTAAATCTCCTAACCTCAGCTTTATGTTTTCTATGAAGTTTTCTAAATCCTTCTTTGACTGTTTTAAATGATATCCCTCGCATATTTTT